GTCAGCGCACGCAACTCCACCGTCGTGACCCTGAACATGGAGCTCTCTCTCACCGAGTTGTCAAAGCTCGTCAACGGCGGCGACAACAACAACCCGCACAAGCCTCAGGCATTCAAGCTGCTGAAGGTTGTTGCTCCTGTCAGCTCTAACGAGATCGGCGACTAAACTCTCTCATTTCTCTTCTTCTGGATGACTTTCATAGTTCATTAAGGCGACGGGCTGCTCCGATGCAGCAGCAACAGGTAGTCAGCCCGCCGCTTTCCAAAAGAATGGATGATAAGTGAAACAAAGTATTAACAAGTCACAAACGTAGCAATGAGTCTCTGCACCGACAAGTTCTTCTATCGCGCACTGAAAGCAGACACCGCCATCATGAAGGCCACAGGTGGACGCATCTTCAACCCCGCCCGCACTACTGCTGACGAGAAAGAAGATAGAATCCCCTATATCATCATCACTCTGGACGAATTAGACAATCAGTCCGAGAACAAGGATGACATCGAGGGTATGAATGACAAGGTAACAATCACCATCCTGTGCGTTGCGAAGGACAGGGAGGCACTTGCCGACATGACTGAAGCCGTCCGCAAACAATGCCGCGAATACCTCTACGCGATGGAGGAGAGCGACGAGGACGGCGCAGAACTGACACCACTTGACTGGCATTTCCGAGCCAGCGGTGTGGAGTACGACAAGGACAAACCGTGTGTATATCAGGCTCTATACTACGAATGTGACACAAATAGATAACGATTATGGGTACAATTAAAGGACAAAACCTCCGTGTAATGGTAGGAACAGCCTCCGGCTCGGAAAAGTGTATAGCCATGGCGACCAACTGCACGTTTCATGTTGCCGCCGAGACGCAAGATTCGTCAACGAAGGATGATACAGGGGACTGGCAGATGAACGAAGTCGTGGGGCTCTCTTGGGACGCACAGACTGACTCTCTCGTAACACTGACCGACAACGGCTCTAACGGTGAACTGCCGCAGGACTTGTTCTCGGCAATGATCAACAAGACAAAGTTGAAGCTGGTGTTCGACGTCACGAATGGCACCAACAACCGCACCAAGACGAGCTCGGCCATCAAGAAGTCAGGCGAGTGCTATATTCAGGACCTGAACGTCACGGCAGCGAACCGCCAGAACTCGACTATCACCGTGAAATTCATCGGGACAGGAGCATTAGCATGACTTAGGGTGTTTTCATAATAGCAATAGTAGTAGTTTTCCCAAGCCTCGGAGCGGCGCATGTCGCGCCGGGGCTTTTAACTTTAAAACAATAGAATTATGGCAACAATTAAAGGACAGAACCTCAGAATGTTTCTTGATGACGACTACGCGGTAGCCGCCGCCACATCATGTCAGGTTCACCTCCAGATGGAGGTCAGCGAATCTTCTACTAAGGACACCGAGAACGACTGGCAGGACAATGAGGTGACAGGCATGTCGTGGGACTGCCAGGCCGATGCGCTGGTGGTGGAGAAGCCGGAGGGTGACGGAAGTGCCGCATACCTTGACGACTTTCAGTACTACATGGAGAACAGGGAGCCTGTCAAGGTGTCGTTCGGTATGGCCGGAGGCACCAAGAACAGGGCACAGCAAGGCATGCTGCTGGAAGGCAATGCCATCATCACCGACTTGCAGGTCACCGCGCAGAACCGTCAGAACTCCGTAGTGAGCGTGAAACTCCAGGGGGTGGGTGAGTTGAGCATCGTACCATACGCCGCCCCGTCGTTCAAGCTGCCCATCCAAGTGAAAGACCTGACGACATCAGACTACATTCTGCTGAATCAGGAAATGTCAGTTGCGGACATTACCGGCATGATGGAGATAACTGACAGCACTCATCAAGTATTGACGCTTACAGGTGTAAGTTCGACAGGTTTCACCGTAAAATACGGAAATACTGTATTGTTCGCATTGACCATGGACAGCGACGATGGCAGGAAACTGAATATATCCGGCATGACAACCGGCCAGTATGCACTTGTGGAGATAGTTTCTATACAGATGAACAACGAATAAAACCTCTGAACTATGAAAGTAAAATTTTTAGGTGAAGAAATCGACATCAAGTTCAACATGGCCGTAGAAATCGCCTATGAGGAAATCACAGGCGAGCCGTTCAACATCGAGGCTCTGAGCAAGACGAAGAACACGGTGGCTCTTGATATGGCGGCAATCATCGTCGCAAACCCTGACACCTCCATCTCCATCGAAGACCTTATGACGAAGGCCAACGGCAAGGAGATAGGCGACTTGAACAATGCCGTTATCGCCACCATGACAGAATGGTTGCAGATTCCGAAGGTGGCGGCTGATGTCGAAGCCGGGGAAGAGCAGTCTGACGTGAATGATGAACAGCCAAAAAACTGACATCCGCCCACGAAACGTATCAGCTATTCGTGGGCGAGATAGGTTACAATAGGCATGAGTTCCTGTATGACCTGAAGCTGTGGGAAATCCGATCCATCATCAAGGGCTATCGCCTACGCGCCAGGACAGCATGGGAAAGTGCACGACTGAATGCTTTCTTCATCATGTCATCAATGGCTGACCTTCGCAAGGCTGGTATCTACCGCGATACAGACCTGGTTAAATTCCCATGGGAGAAGATAGTCGTGGACCGCGACGACCAGCCGACCAGCGAAGAGGTTGAGCGACTGCGCGAAATGATGCGGCAGGAAAACGCAAAGAATGAACAAGGCACCGGGGCATGACAGCCCGGTGCCTGTTTCATTACTTTTTCATTTTTTCCGCCACCCGCTCAAAATCGTCGTACACCGCCGTCGGCATCACCTTCGCATAACGCTGCGTCTGCCTGATGTTGGAATGCCCTACCATCTTTGAGACATGCTCCAGCGGCACACCGTTTGCCAGCATCCACGTTGCGAAGGTATGTCGTGCCAAATGGCTGTGCAGTTTCGACGTGAAGCCCAGGGCCTGCTGGATAATCTTCAGGCATGCGTTGTACTGTGTGTTGTTCATCTTCGGCGTCTGCCAGTCGTACCGTTCCAATATCTCGACCACGGGAGGTAGCAGCTGGCTCACATACGCCACTCCCGTCTTGATTCTCTGTCCTACATGCACCCACCTGTCAGGATGTCCGCTGGTTCCCCCAGCTGGTTCCCGCTTATAGTCGTTGATGTCGAACGCCTGCGCGTCGCTGTACGACAGCCCTGTGTACATCTGGAACACAAACAAGTCCCGTGCCATAGCCATCTGCGTACCAGCCAATGGATGCAGGCTTTCCAATGCCTTCATTTCCTCCTCCGTCAGATATTCAGTCGATTCATTCTCGCACTTCTTGAACTCACCGCGGAGCCGGTCGTATGGGTTTTGCTCAATCTTTCCCATCTTGACGGCACGGCTCAGCAGGGATTTGAGGTCTTTGTGGTAATTGTGGACCGACGCGCTGCTGATGCACTCACGCTCACGTCCAGCCTGTACGTCAGCCTTGCTTTGTGGCTTCGGCAGCTTGTGCAGCCAAGCGTCCCACTCGTATATATTCTCGATGGTGAGGTCTTCCCACTGACGAATCCGCCCGAACGCCTCCAGCCGCTTTTGCATCACGCGGAAGTGCTGCCGAGTACCATCAGTAACATTGAGAGCCCTAATCTGTGCGTCTATCCAGTTGAGCAGAACGTCAGGCTCAGTGGTACGCGGATTCTTCACCTCGAAGAGCTTTTCCTTGATCGCAGTAACATCAATCTCGCGCCCGTCAGCCATGCACGCCGTCACATCCTCGCTAACCTTCCTGATCATTGCGCCAAGCCTGTCATTCAGCGTTTCGGCATCAGCTCTGTGCAACACCGCCCCAGCCCATTGCTTCGGCAACACGCGCACACCTGTGCTTATATAATATGACTTCCTGTTTGCCGAAATTCTAATCTCCAGCAAGCCCTCAGTGTCTTTATTTGCTTTTTTCTTGCGGTCGAATATCACCGCCGTGGTATAGTTATTCATATTCTTTCTTCATTTTAAGTATATTTGCGGATTCCCGCTGTTCATTGTCTCTCATTCCTTATGGGTTGCGGGTCTTAATCCTTCCAGCATTATCTTCCCGTTTTACCGTTTTACCATGCAAAAGGTAAAACAAAAGGTAAAACATAGGTAAAACATTTTACCGCTAAACACCCCACAGAAACCATAAAACTCGTTTTACCACCATTCCACCACAATTGCCAAAAACATAATAAAAACGAGGGTTTCACACCGTTTACCGTGCAACCCTCGTCATTTTCATGTGATTCCGGCGGGATTCACAGGAATGGCGGGGTTTGCCTTTATTTAGGGAGGTTTTGAAATTTCCTTCATATAAAAGGTAAAACAATTAGGGGTTTTTGCGTGTAATATAACAGTCGGAGAAGTATATGCCGTTACGCTCTCCGATGTAACAATAACACTTACAAGGTAATCGTGTGAAAGCTCGGACATTGCTGGTTATATCCTTTGGGACGTAACCTACGCGGTCACCGTTGCGGGCGAGTATCTTAATGGCTTGCGCGTCGTATGAATTGGCCAGGTCGGGTTCCAGGGTGGCGACAAACTCGCCGAGGTGGTCGTCTATGTGTTCGCCATAGGTGACGCCTGCAACATTAAGCTAGATATAGTCTATACCTGGAAAGCCTTGATCTTTTGGCCACACGGTTGTAGCGTATTGCGATTTTTTAATTTCAAAATATCTCATATCTTATATATTAGGTTGTTTATTATCTTCAGCAGCTCCCATAGTAAACGGATAGCGGGATAGATCACCAGTGGTTGCGGCTGCCAGTTTGCGCTCCAGTTCGACGATGCGGACATCGCGGACCTTGATGATTTCTTCCTTGTCGGCAATGGTACGCTGAAGGTCAACGATGCGAGCCTTCAGGGTTTCGATCGTTTCGTCGGCTTTTGCAAGTGCAGAATTGAATACGCTCGACATATCAGGCATGCGGGATGTTGGCTCCGAGAAAGAATTTGTAGCAGCATCTTTTGTATTGTCACAAACGAGTTCGCCTTTTCCTTCCAATAGATATTCCAGCGATATGTATTCGCTAACTGCCGAGTGAAATGAAATAACGAAGTCTTCATCATTCTTTTCTTTCACACGAGCCAGGGCGCGAGTGAATGATGCTTCAGCCATGCCCATCTTATCGGCAATATCCTTCTGCAATATTCCCTGATTGCGCTTTAGCCAAGTGAGTGCCTGCTTGACTCTTATATACAATCCATCTTTCATAATTTACCCTAATTTATTAAAATTACTTAAAACTTTACCCAAATTGATGTGGGTTTCATTTTTAGTTTGTATATTTGCACCCGAAATAACTAACTAACGAGTGGCAAGAAAATAGCCGTCAGACGGGAGGCCGTCTTAGCGAAAGCGGATAACCGCCAATTTGCGAACACTTTGCGAGGGTGTCGGATTGCAAATATACGGCTTTTTCTCCCTCGTTGTTACAAACTAACTAAAAGTTTAAGAAAATTTAAAAGGTATGGTAATCGAGAAAATGACAAAGGAAATCCTGTCGAAGTTCAATGTGGGCGACATGAAGACGTTCACACTGCCGAGCTTTGAGAAGGCTCAGAGTGCCGCTACCCAGGCTTATAAGGCTAAGAACTACGAGGAGACTTACGGCTGGAAGTTCAGTGCCAGGATTGGTGACCAGATGGAGGGCACCAAGCAGCGTAACGTGACTATCATCAGAACGGAGTGATTTATGGACAGACAACTACGGAAAGATATTGCAGCAGAGGTGGCCGTGGCAGTACGCGAGACGCTGGCGAAGATGGAGGAACGGTGGCTGACAGGTAAGCAGTTATGCGAGCACTTTGCGATTGCAAAGGAGTGGCTGAAAGAGTACGGCGAAACACTGCCGAGAGAGGTGTTTATTGTCGAGACGTTGGATGGCAAGAAGCATGAGAGCACGTATAAATATCCGATGCACAAGATCAACCAAATGATCATGGAGGGAAAGATGAAGCACCTGAAGGTGATGAAGATGTAGGGTGATGTCGCTATGGAATAGCGACGCAAGGGACGAAGACAAGGAAAGTTGGCTGAGAGGTTAGGCAGTGGTGCTGACAGGGAATAAAAAGCGTAGGTGTCAGCAAGCATCGCAAAGGTCGGTTCGAGTCCGGCACCTTCCACAAAACGCCGAGGGACGTGTAGTGACAATCCCGGCAAGTAGGCTGAATTTACTGAAAACACAATGGCAAGATGGGTGGCGAGTAAGCCGTAGCGGTGATGACACCGTGACCCACCGAAAGGTGGCGAGGCTCGTGCAAAGCCCTGAGCTGAAACGGCAGCGAAAGAGACCGGGCTGAAGAGCGAGTGGAAAGAGGCGGCATGAAAGATGCCGCGAGTACAGCAATCTGAAGATGGTAATTTCCTAACCAGCGACGACCTACGAGTTAGGTCCCGATGAGAGCAATAAGGCTGGAAGGTAGTAGCGTGAACCATAAGAACCATAGTCCGAGGGAAGTTGTGAGAATTGAAGGCCGAATGGTTGCGTCACAATCGCAACATACAGAACGAATTGAAATACGGAATCCTGATTGCAAGTCCAATAGTGCGGATGGGCTCTGCGGTGCTGCCGTAGGCTGGTGTGGCTGCCAGCTGCTTGTATGATGGAATATATATACGGCGTGTCGTGTAGCTCAGTTGGTAGAGCGGCAGATGACTGAAATCAAAGGTACAAAGTAAGTCTAATCTACAGGTCGCCGGTTCGAGTCCGGCCATGACACCTAAGACCTTGCAACGAAATTGTAAGGCATAGTCTAAACTTAAAACAACAAAACAATGGAGCAGAGAATTATGGAATGGTGGCGCAAGAACAATATGACGTTCTCAGCCATCGCAGGTGAGTCGTTTACGAATGGCCAGGTGGTACTAACACACATCGGTCTGGTTGTGTTTATGGCTTTGTTGGGGATTGCAGGTAACTTTTAGTCATTATAAGATATGGAATTTGAAGGAAGAATACAGCGCGTGCTGCCGGTAAGAAGTGGCACAAGTAGCAGGGGCGAATGGAAGACGATGCCCTTTGTGTTTGAGTATTTCGAGAACGCTGAGCAGCGGTGGAGTGACAAGGTGCTGCTCGAGACGTTTGACACCAACATCATGGCACAGATCGGTGCGTACCTGAAGAAAGGACAAGATGGCAAGGCCATCGTGGAGAACGGCAGCTATACAATGTTGGCCGAGGTGAAGTGTAAGTGCGGATTTTCGCACAATGTCCGTGAATACGAAGGCAAGGTGTTCAATGATGTGCGATTGTATAAGTTCGAGGTGATGCCCGCCGGAAATACGGTGGGGACGGAGGCTCAACAGCAGAATGCACCGCAGCCACAATCACCGGCATACCAGCCACAACAGCCGCAGGCTCCACTCCCACCGCAAACAGAAAATAATGATGACCTTCCATTCTGATGAATACTTCAGCGAGAGCCCATCCGCACGGTTGGCTCTCGCAACGTAACTACCCAAATGAAATGTACTATGAACGACGAAACGAGAGAGCGTGATGCGATAGATGAGTTCATCGACCGCTATCAACTGGAAAGGCTGACAGGCAAAAATCGTGAGACATTGCGCAAGGGCATAGACAAGTCTGCGATGTTGCTTAACCTCTGTCACATGCTGGCTGGGGTTATCGACTGGCTATTACTTGACACTGAGGCAACGGTTCGTAGCATAGGTGTTCCAAAAGACAACACTCGTGCTGCCGCATATTTCAAAGAGATGAACAAATTGGTAGGTGCGGCAAGGAAATGGTCGCAAATGTGCATCAAGGATGCCGAGCGACATGTAAATCAACAGGACTATGACAATGACATAGACTGGTGGTACAACATGGTACGTCTGATTGCTGATCGCACAGGCAATGACCCTCTGAAAACAAAGCAGGTCATACAATGGCTCAGTACAATGCCGTCAGCCATGCACATGTTTGACATCCATACAAAAGACTTTCGGCATGAAGTACATGACACGACGACAACAGACTGACCACGAACGTTATTTGCGACAGCGTGACGAACGTTTGAAGAAGCAGCGGGCATATTACCAAGCGCACCGCGAAGGAATCCTTCTACAGAAGCGAAACGAGCGGATAAAATGAAGAAATGGAATATTTTTTTCACATGTTTGCTGTGTTTGTCGTTAGTGGCCAATGTCCATTATTGCAAGGAGACCAACAAGCCAGCGGAGGTGAGGGTTGAGACGCGGACGGAATATGTGGAAATCAAGGACATGGTACCGATGATGGTTGAGAGCCGCACTACGGGCGAGACAGTGACGTTGAAGGCGAAGGTAAATCCCGTCGGAAAAACGACGGGAGTAGTGAAAGCACATCGGCATGCTACGAACCATGAGCCGGATAGAATGGCCCTTGAATTGGAGCCGGACACAACGACAACGGTGTGCATCATGGGCGATTCGGCAGTGGTGACGCTGCCGGTAGAGCAGCGTGTGTATAAAGACTCTCTCTATACGGCATACGTCAGCGGGTACCGGCCAAGGCTTGACAGCATCACGCTACGATTGCCTCATACCTACACGACAGTCACCCAAACCATACGCAAGCCTTCCAGACAGTGGGCTGTGGGGCCTGCTATCGGAGTCGGCTACGGGATCATGGGCAAGCAGCTGGACGTGTACGTCGGAATGGGCGTTACTTTGAATATTTTACCGTGACAAAATCACGGCGTAAAATTAAGGAACTATGAACGAAGAAAACAATAATACCCCACAACAGCCGATTGGTGTGGAGATGCCGGGTGAAGCTGACGCGATGAAGGAAAGATTGCGGGAATTGCAACCCTACCTGCTCGACGCTACGGAGAACTACCCAGAACCCATCTATCTGCTGGAGTACAACGGCGTGCCATTCTCAACCCTCGGCGGTGTGCAAGCATTGTCAGGACAGAAGAAGAACGGCAAGACGTTCCTGTTGGCTCAGCTGATGGCGGCGGTGCTCGGCATCGACTCTGAACGGGTGAAAACCTACCTGCCAGGGTTACGGGTACCACAGCGCACGCTCGAATACTGGGGACACCTGCCGACGGTGCTCTATGTCGATACAGAGATGGAGAAGCTGAACTCGGCAAAGGTGCTCCGACGAGTGCATTGGTTGTGCGGCTGGCAGATGGATTTACCCTGTGAGCGATTTCACGTCCTGTGGCTGCGTTCTGTCACCGACACCAAGGACGATAAAGGTGTCGTGAAGGAAAAGGCATACCAGAAGCGTTACCGACTCATTCGTCAGGCTATCGATATACTGAAACCCGACGCGGTGTTCATTGATGGTATTCGTGACATCATCGGCAACTTCAACGACAACGAAGAATCTTCCGCTCTTGTCACCGACCTCATGGCATTGGCAGAGCAGAGACAGATATGTATCTGGAATACCTTGCACATGAATCCCCGCATGAAGAACGATGATGAGTCGAAGATGCGCGGACACTTAGGCACAGAGCTGGGCAACAAGGTCACTGACACACTCGTCTGCATCAAGCACAAGAATGACAAGACGGGTGAGGTCTATTTCACCGTCAAGCAGGATGATGCCCGTGGAAAGGATATGGAAGACTGGGAGTTCGTCGTGACAGGTGCTGCCGGTGCGCTCGGTGTTCCTCAGATGAGGGCCGTAGCCAGCGAGACCGACATCACGGAATCGAAGAACCAGCAGTTACGCACAGAAGCCAACGACATCTTCAAGTTGTATAACTGGACATCATCAGGTGCGACATACACAGACCTTGAACGATTCCTGCGTGCAAAAGGTATCAACAGCAACCGCAAGATTGCTAATATGTTCAACATAGCAATGGAGTCTGGCATCATTTATAAGTCAGACAAACGAAAGTACCACTACAACGGACTTACTAAACAAGTTCCGAACGATGAGGAACAGATAATGCCGTTTGAAGGTTCATCTAACGAAGAAGCACCCTATTAATATGGATTTATCAAAAGACTATTTGAAAGATTACCCTTGGCCGGAGAAAGGTGCAAGGTATAGTGAACTGGTTGCATGGTTGAAAGAACACAGCGGTTACACATCTAACCGATGTGTTGATAAAATATTGCATCAGGCTCAAATTGACGGTAAAGTTATCAAGCGACTTAACACTCGTCGTTACTACCCCTCCCGATAGCCCGCTTTACCCCCACCCCCACATCACCCCCTATGGGGTGAATGTGGAGGGTGGATGGTACACGGACACACGGGCGACGCGCACACACGCACGTTATCTTTATCACACACGTTTTTTTCTTTTTTTTTAGACAATAAAACTCATGGCGCGACACATCGACAAAACCACTGTTGACAAAATCATGGAAGCGGCAAACGTCGTGGACGTGATAGGCGACTTCTTCGACCTCCGCAAGCGGGGTGTGGAGTACGTCTGTCTGTGTCCGTTCCATGAGGACAAGACGCTGGGCAATTTCAGTATCAATCCGAACAAGGGCATCTACAAGTGCTTTGCGTGTGGTGCCGGTGGTAATGCGGTGGACTTCCTGATGAACTATCGCGGCTCACGGCTGACTTACCCCGATGCTTTGCGCTACCTGGCCAAGAAATACAGCATCAGCATTCCCGAAGATGACGACGACCAACAGCGGCGGTGGGAACACGTAAAGCCCGCCAAGCCGCGAACCATCATCGAGACAAAGAAGCAACTGCTCATTATGCCGCGCGACATGGTGACGCTGACAATGGGCAGGCAACCGAAAGACGAACGGCTGCTGCCTCTGATGGATCAATGCAATAGCAGACGGTTGAACTACTTTATCGACTGGCTGCGGTCATTGCCTTGGGCAACCCATCAGCGCAAGATGCTCGAAAACGTGCTGTGGCTCTATTGTGTGGGACGCTTTCAGCATCGAGTTGTGTTCTGGCAGATAGACGAACACGGGCAACCGCACAGCGGCAAGCTCATGGCATACTACCCGCCGGGCGACAAGTTCGGCAAACGGGTGCGTGAGGGATTAGACAGTAAGCCAGGTTGGTTACACAATCAGGATGGTATTCGCCAACTGCTCGACCTCGAACACTACGGCTACCAGCCTACACTTTTCGGACTCCACCTGCTGAACCGCTACCCAAATGCTGACATCAACATCGTGGAGAGTGAGAAGACGGCCCTGCTGATGACCATCTTCCAGTGCGACATTGAGCACCACCTATGGATGGCGTGTGGCGGTCTTGAACACCTGAAGGTTGAAAGCCTTCGCCCGCTCATCGAGAGTGGCCGACGTGTGTGGGTGTGGCCCGACAAGGACGGTGTGGAGAAGTGGCGCGAAAAGGTGAGTCACCTGCTGTCAGACACATTCAGCATCTACGTCGGGTTCTTCGACCGCTACTGGATAGAGGCCGACGGTAAAAAGGCCGACATCGCCGACATACAACTCCGACTGCTATGCCATCCTGAGACTGACAGACAGGCGAAAGCCGATTATGACTTGCGGATGAAGGGCAAGGCAAAAGACATACCGCCCAAGCCCGACGACGTGACCAACGAGGAGTGGCAGCAGCACCTCGACATCATGCACCAACTCGGAGCATGGAAGCTGGTTCATCCAGACGACGAGCCGTTCCTTGACGAGATAGAAATGGCAGACCCTCGCGTCAGAATGTGGCGCGAGATATTGAGACGAAGATATAATTTTAATAAAAGTAAGAAATGAACGACGACAAGTATAAAAACGTATCATCGAAGCTGTCGAAATATTCCATCGAGCGGCTGACGAGGATTGCTCAGAAGAAGAACATGAGCATCTACACGTTGATTCAGATGGTGTGCGACACTATCATCCGATACATGGATGACCGCCACAATCTATCCGAAGAGATAGAGCGTGCGATGGCTATCTTCGAGCACATGACGGGCTGGGCTGACGCGCTGAACCTTGCCGACCCGACGGTCAACAAAGAGGTGGCGCAAGCGGTGTATATCCTTCAGGACGCGGACGGTGAAAAGCGAGGCTTCCGTGCTAAGATGGTTGATAAGCCTTTCTGTGGCATCTGGACTGAGACGGAGAACGTGATGGACATCTTCGAGCGCATCTTCAATATATGTATGCCGGAGTTGTACATGAAGCTGTTCCGTGCCCGCATCATCTTGGGCTGTGAGCGAGTCAGCGAGGTCATCAACATGTTGGCTGATGCTGAGGTCATCATGCACTTGAATGGTGAACTGCGTCAGGAGTTCGAGGACGCGGCACGTATGGATAATGGCAAGGACTGCGGCTACGGACAGAAGTCAAAGGGATTGCAACACCGTACACCTGACAGCGTGGCACAAGACCAGCGATTCAACTTCGACGACTGGGAGGGTGAGCACAGACAGACAGACTTCATACCACCTGAAGAAACGGAGGTGCAAGATGATTGAAGAGAGAGATTACAAGTTCCCGCACAAGGACCGGAAACGAGAACGGACCGAGACTGAAAGGCAGGCAGCGCGAGAGAATGAAGATGCGCTATATGACCTTGGCTTCCGACCTTTTGGATATGAATGGTAGACTATGAGCAGAGACCCAAGATACCAGAAGCTGTTGAACTCTAAGCGGTGGAAAGAGTTGCGGGCGTGGAAACTCCGACAGACGGAGGGCTACTGCGAGATATGCTACCGCGTGGGGTGGCGGGGCATCGACGCGCTGGCGGTGGACATCCACCACATCGTGCCAGTCGAGTCGGTGATTGACCAGGGCGAGGAAGCAATGAAGCGCGTGTGCTTCAATCCAGCGAACCTCATGGCCCTGTGTGTCCGTCACCATGTGGAGATTCACCAACAATCCGGCAGTCATACAAAGGAGGCGGTCAACGAGCGCAAGCAGAAGAAGCGCATCGGATTCCTTCAACGAAACGACCCAAACTATAAAGAAGAAGACAATGGAACAGGAACAATGGAAGCCGATACCGATGACGGGCGGCAAGTACGAGGTGAGCAACCACGGACGGGCAAGGACAAACAATCAACGCCCAGGACTGCTGACGCTGACCAAACAGAAGAGCGGCTACCGATACGTGATGGTGACACAAACAAACGGAAAGCCGAAGAACTGGAGGGTGCATCGACTGGTGGCAATGCTGTTCATCCCGAACCCATCAGGATTGACAGAGGTTAATCACATCGACGGCAACAAGGACAACAATCATGTGAGCAACCTCGAGTGGTGTACCCGCAGTCACAATGTCAAACACTCATTCGACACAGGGCTGAAGACACCACACTACCTGACCGACGAGGAACGTCAACACCTGAGCGACATCAACAAAGGCAAGACGCTCTCGCCAGAACACCGCGCCAAGATAAGCGCGACTCTCAAAGGTCGCCCTCGGATTAAAACCCCCATATAGGGTCTATTTAGTTCAGACCCTTTTTAATCCGAAATCCACTTACCAAAATCAATCACCACACAGCACATTTCGGGGAGGGTGCTTTTTCCCAACTACTTAGGCGAGGGTATCACGGAACAGGGCAACACCTAAAACGGGCGAAAGCCGCAATGAATAACAATTACCACTTAAACGAAAAAAGAATTATGACAGGCGATCAGATAATGGACTTAGGCCGTAAGCACGGCATTAATATGCTGAGCGACTTGGAAAATCAAGGTGCAACTTCTGGTGAAATGCTTGGTGTCGCATCCTTCGCATTCAAGGGCATCATGTTGGCCGTTGGCATCAAGTCAGGACACGACATGAAGACCATCCGAAAAACATTCGACGAATGTCTTGATGCTTGGCTCGAAGATGAACTTAAAACAGAGTGACCATGCCGAAGCGAAATATCGTACAGATTCAGCTGCCGCCGGAGAAGCCGGACTGCTGTGCAACGTGTCCGCTGGTCGGACTGGTGCCGAAGCATCTGCGCCAGCACCGAAGCAAAGAGACGCATGTGTGCCTTGGAACGATGGAGGCTCTGACAGGGCGAGGCGTTCAGGTGAGGGCAAGCAACCGAGACACAAACCACCCGTGGCACCGCCCCTGCGACAACCGATGGGCGGCATGGATGACACTGCCAGGGCGCAAGCTGGGCATCTCGAATGTGAGTTACATACAATGTCGCATACCCTACGAGCAGGGACAACAGTTACAAATCAAATTTCACAAATAGATTATGGCAAAAGCAGCAACTTATCTGAAGGACATCCGGGCACAGGTCAG